GGAATCGTCTAATGGTAGGACCATCAACACCCCAATAAAAACAACGGGGTTTAGCACTTTCCCCCTTTTGTTCCCGTTAGCAAAAACAAGCACTTGCGAGCCGAGTGCTAAACCATTTCACTCTCTTAGATGAAACAGACCCCCGTGCGACTTCACGTCACCACGTTGGGCGATCTGATTGAACGGCGCTCAGAGGGCATTGTCGGGGGACTGCTGGCCTGGTGCTATTCGAGATCGTGCGATGTGGTGAGTGTCCCGATTGACCTCGATGCGCTCGCCCGCGAGCGTGGACCCAACTACGACTGGAAGCAGCTCAAGGCCGTCTGCACAACGTGCGGAAGCCGAGACACCTCAATCTCCTTGTTCTGGACCCACACCAAGCACATCACCTATGGGCACCATGGGAGCCGGACGCCAAACAGCGCTAGGTCACCCAGGTAAGTGCAGACATCTGCATTGGGGATGGTCAGTTTTCCTCACGTTTTCGTGTTGCTCTGCAGCAACAAACATATGAAATCAACATTTTCACTATGGTGAAGAATCGGCTTATTCTCTAGGAAATGCGTTGTTCTACTGCCGCATCCCCAACATCTAGTTGACAACAACTTATGCCCCACACTCCCGACGAGCCCTTTAATCCCAAAATCAGCCTCGAAGAGGTTGTTGAAATCTTCAAATCCGCGCTATCTCTAGAGTTCCCCCAGTTTGATGCTAGGATGCTCACGCGGATGGAGGACGTGGGCGTCACGGTGACGGAGGTCGTGACGGCACTTGAAGGGTGTCATGTCGTGCGCTACGAAGTGCCACCGCACAGCCGATGTGAAATTCGGCTGGAAATGAAGGGGGTGCGAGGTGACATGCAACGCTTTGTCGCAGTCGTATATATCGGTACTAACCATAGAATATTCTTAACCGATATCAGGGATAATTAAAGTAGCGAGAGCTACACAACAGGATGAGATCACAAATGGAATGTCTTGGAAACTTACTGACCGAAGCGTCAAGTATAGGCCCAGGCGGCGTGCTGATTGAGGCGGGTAATGGGCCGGTTTGGCGTTACCCAGGTTGCCTGATCAGTAATGTCTACGTTCGTGGCGGCGTCAGCGCCGTCGACGGTTCCGACGTTTGGTTTACGTTCGACGATATTCGAGGTCTCCACGACCAGATAGCGGACCACTTCCTTGAGGCTGATGCTCCTATCAAAGGAGAGGTTTTTCGTTTCCTTCGCAAGGAACTGCTGCTGACTATTGATGACGTCTCATCGCTCACCGGTGCTGACGCTCAAGCAATAACAGACTGGGAAGAGAACAAAGGCTTCGCAGTGGACGGGTGCGTGGATTTCATACGCTCGGCTTATTCCGTATTCCGTACCAATGGCATCTACCCAGAGGTATCCAGCGCTCAGAACAGAGCCTAGTCAAAGCACCCATAAATTCTGAAAGAGGCTGCCTTCATCGGCGGCCTTTTTTTGTTCACACCGTCTTAGGGCTTTCGATCTAGGGTCCAATTGTCCTGGGGGAGAGGCACCCACCACCCCCCGGCCCCAAAGCACTCCCTCCCGAGTGCAAAAAGCCACCTCCTGCGTATCGGGGGTGGCTTTTTCTTTGCCCTGAGCACAAAAAAAGACCCGGGAACCAACTCAATGGCGCCCGGGTCAGGTCTAGGGAGGAAACGCCCATGGTGGGCTAGGTTCCGGCTGGGCCGGATCCGTATTAGGGAGGCTCGTCAGCCGCCCAAGCTTTGAGTGCGTCAATCCTGCCTTTCAACACGATGAGCAAAGAACGAAGGCGCTGCTCACCCTCAGCCGTCAATGCGGAGGTGGCAGCAGGGTCTGTTGGTGAAACGAAGGACGGAGTCGGCACATCGATGCGGGCCGTTAGCGCATCAGGTACGTCAGCCCGCACGGGGACCGGCACCTTCACCTCGATCGTCTCTGTGAGGGTGATGGTCCTTGGAGGCTGATCAGAAGCACACCCAGCAGCTATCAGCAGCACAAGCGCCGCAAGAGTTGGTCGGATCATGGGAAAGCCTCCATCATGAATGCATTCATGCGCTCAGGCCCCGTCGTTGGATCCTCAGCGTCAAGACGGCGGGCCTCCGCCAGGTCAGCAAGCACATCAGAGGCCGCTCTGTTCGCGTCGGCCTCTTCTGAGCGACACTCGCCCGCGAGCGCTTCGGCAGCCGCATTCTGGCGCTCAACCGCACCCTTCAGCTTGTCCCGGTCTCCTTCGACCTTGCCCAAGTCAACAAGGCACTGAGCTGTCTCCTGCTCTGCGTAGTGAACGTCTTCTTCAAGACTGGAGACCGTCCAGACGTGGTAGGTGATCGCCGCCATGATGGCCAGCGCAGCACCGCCGATCAGATAAGGGCTCGGGATCATCGGTCTTCCTTTCCCTGATTTGTCTCACAAATTACCAATTGCACCAGTACCGAATAGCAGCCACAGCCGCGGCCAATCCACCGACGGCTTTCCAGATAAGGTTTTCATGAGACCATCCCAGCGTTGCCGTGCGGATATGGGTCAGGCCGCTTGTGATAAATAGGATCGAATACACGGCGACGATCCACGACGCCGTCCCCTCAGCCCATGCCACATTCTTTTCAGTCCAGTAGAGGGCAAGCATGCAGTGTCCAGCCGCGCCCTGCATAATGGCGTTTGCAAAACAGCGCCGCTCCACCGCGCCCTCACCCCAAGCGCGAACGAATATCGGGGCAAAAGCTAAGAGCACGGCACCCCAAACCACCGCATTGGCATAATAGAGCGCCGCGATCCATCCAGGCTCAAGCATGGCGCTCCTCCCGTTCAATAATCTGATCCATGATTGCTGCCCCGGATTTTGCCGTCTTCGCCAACTTGTCTGCCGCTTCCTTTTGACGTTTCAACTTGTCAAGGGTTTGCCGGTGGCGCTCACGGTCGCCGAATAGGAACACAATTGCCCGTTTCCAGATCATTGCCCGCCCCGCGCCTTTAGCTCCGCGACACCTACGTTCAGGCCATTCAGCGCCGCAACAATCTCTGAGCTTCGCCCAGCGGCTGTGTCCGCTTTATCGTGCAAGCGCTCGATCAGCCGACTATTGGACGCGGTTTGCTCCGTCAGGGCTGTCAGAGCATTGGTCGTAGCATCCGTCGCAGACGCTATTGCATCATCCGTCGCACGCGCCTGACGCTGATCAAGCCACATCCGCCAGATCAGAAAGCCTGACAGGCACGCGAGCCCTACGGATACGCCAGTAATGCCCAGCGCATTCATCGCACTGGCAAACGCCGTGATGGTCTCGCCGTTCATGGGGAACGGTCTCCGTCGATGATTTCAATTGTCACCCGCTCGGGGGCTAAGGCCTCACTCATTCTGGAAGCCCATGTGTTTTCAGGTTCTTGCCTATCGTCAAGACCTCGTTGCGGTTGCCCAGGTGACGATAGGAGACATGGACCCAGCCGGCGCTCGGATCTTCCGAGTTCCAAAACTCAAGGATCAACTGGTCGAACTCCAAGTTTGCTTTGATCCACCGTGCAAGCTCTATGTTGGGGACGCCTGGGAGTTCAATATCAACGGCCTCCCCAGTCATGTGCTGAGACTTTTTGGCGCCGCCGATGGCCTCATTCAGTTCTGGCCCTCTGTACCAAGAGTTCGGCGAGAAAGGCTTGCCGTACCACTTGCGGATAGGCTCCAGTATGTGCCGCGCTGTCGCCTTCAGGTTACCGTGCAGATGCTCTGGCGGTCTGTTGTCGATCCCCCGTCGCACCGCTGTTTGACTCTTGCCTGCTTCGGCCAAGCTAAAGTGGTCAGAGAGCTTCATTGCGCTCCTCTCCCTTCAATATGTCCCAGATTATCCAGATAATGACGGCCGCTATGATGCAGCCCAGAATGAAGTCAGCTATGCGGTCGGCTATGCGCTTGTGACCCATACTTCGTAATCGCAAGTTATCGTGCCGGCACTGAAGAAGAACTGGATGGCATCAACGTCAGCAAAAAGAAGTCGCCGACCATGCCCGTTTATGGATGTGAAGTTTCCAGACGACCCCTCAAAGCTGCCGTTGAAACGCAGGAAGGTTGAACCGGTCCCACCTGGATCATCGAGAACAACCTCAAACGCGCCTTCGTCCCCGCCTGCCGTTCCCCAACCAGCTGCAATATCGATCTTTGTGTCGGCGTTTAGCCCTGCACCAGCAGTGGAGTTGAAGACCGTCTCCGGACGAGTGTGACTGTAATCCGACGCGCCAGAATCCCAGGTGGAGCCGTTGTTGGTGCTTGTGCGGCACGAAAGGGTCGCAGCAGAAGAAGAACCAACGATTTTCCTCAGCTTTACGGTCACTTCAGACGCATTGGCGGGAAGATCTGTGATGTCCAAACTGGTCGCTGCCGAGACGCTCCCCGATGCGTGAAGGTTGGTGCTAATCACCGTCGGATTGAGCACGACCCACTTGTTGGCTGCGTTGAATCTGAACAGATAGAAACGCCCTGACTTTAGGGCACCCGCGTGAGGTGCCGAACCATCCGGCAGGACGATGTTATCCGCCCCAGCCGCATTCCTGTTCAGCGTGGCCACACCAACAGGATTGTCATGATTGGCCGTCGCCCCAATCATCATGCCTTCATAGGCTGTAACACCGCTCAGGGTCGTAAGCGTGTAGGCGCCGCTTGAACCAGCCAGGTCATGATCGCTATCGATCACGTCTGCCAGAATGTTTAGCAACTCAGCCGATACCGTCCCAGTAACAATGTGGGTGCCAGTGGTCAGGCTGATTTTGTTGCCTGAGTTCGAGCTGTCGATAACCTGATCACGGGACAAAGTAGTGGTTGCGCCGATCGTGACCGTGCCAAGCCCCATCTCATAAACAGTGGACGACGATACGCTGTCAGCGATCAGATAGATCGTTACGTCACCAGAGTTGAGCTCGTCTGAATACGCTCGATAGCCAGTTTGCGCGCCATCGAGCTCAATTGTCCCGGTGCCGGTAGACACCGTGGTTTCAACTACGCGATTTACGATTTTGGGCCGCATCAAAGAGACTCCCTGACTTCAATTGGTTGAGATGACAGCTGAAAGTGCGTCTTTCGGAGCGCAGCATTTCGTGCAAAGCGCCCTATCAATGCCTCGCGACCGAGATCCGAGGCTTCCGGGTTCGTGATAAGCAAAAGCTGCTTGGATATACCGTTGGCGCGGATAATCTCGCGCACCGCTGATCGATCATCCTCGCCGAGGTAGGCCAATAAAAATGAAAACGCCCGTTGCCGTTGCTTCTCGTCGGCATACTCCGCGCCGCTACGTCCAGCCGTGGTGATCGAACTCCGGTCAACCCAGGCGTCAGAGTATCCGTACTGGACATTCCGCTCGGGCACGAACTTCGATCCGGCCCACGCTCGACCTATGTCAATAAATGCATTTGGCACATTGAAGGCCGCGCGCCAGTATTGAGCCGTGATCGGTGACGATGGGACGTAACAGTGATAGCCATACCCTTCATAGGTGCCGACCGCCACAGCGCCGCTACTATGCGCCGCGCCCGTTCCTGCCATCCCGCCGCTGGCGTCAAAGCTATGAGTAATCGTACCGGTCAACGGAAACACCGTGTCGCGCGGAAACCGCAACACCACGACATCGATCGTGACATCGGCCCTAAAATCGACATCCAGCCAGGACATGCCACCTGACAGCCTGGCACGACGTCCAATGATGGGATTGGTCACATAGCTGGCCGCAAGGTCTGCAGCGATAGAAGAGCCACTGACCACGGCCCCGTCGACCAGATTGACATTCGACAATAGAATATTGCTCAAGTCAGCCCCACAAGTTGAGTATGGTTTCTTCGTTCCGCCCGTCTTCCTCGATCCCGAAGATCACAAAGCGTTTGCCTGATTGCAGGCCAAAGCGTGGATAGGTGAGCTGCACCACACGCCCCATATCAAACTGAAACCCCAGCCGCTTCACCTTCATCTGGAAGATCTGACGATCCACCTTGTGCAGGTCTAGCTTTTCATCCCGCAGCCGAATGGCGTCAGCTTCATTGTGGTAAAGGCTCAATATTGGCGGCGGCGATACCGCCTCATTGTGACGGACTCGGACTTGCGTATCGGCGGCTGTCGATACTTGATAAGGCTCCGCGAGTGACTGCCGTCGAGCATCTGTCACCGCATCCGCCAGATCTTCACCGCGCTGCACTGACCAATTGCGCTGGTACGCCACTCCCTGCCGGTATCGCGGCACTGGAGCGGCCAGGATATTCAACGAGATCACGTCATACTCATCAAACCGATAGATTGGGTTGGCAGCCTCCGGAGAGATAAGGCGCCCCGCCGTAATGCGACCTTTGCGATCAGTGCCCCACCACGCCCCTGTTGCCGATGCCAGCATGTTCAGCACGTCGGCAGTCGTCGGCAGTTCGTTTGGGCCAATATAGAACCCCAACTCGCCAGAGAGGCTCGCTGCGCCCGCCCATCCCGTTGGGTTCACGAAGGTGTCAGCGATACCTGCAACTGTCTTGATCAAACGCATCGCAATGACATCTAGGGTATCGGCGTAATCCGGGCTCGCATCACCGCGCGCATCAAGTGTAACCAGCCCTTTCGGGCTGGACCCCAGCTTAAACAGGCCTTCAGCTAGACAGGTCGCATACTTACCGGCGGCGACGGTCGCAGCGACCAACGCTGCATAATTGGCAACATCACCCACCGCAACGTCATAGGTCAGCCCAAGGCCTTGATCGAACACGCCATCAACCGCAAAAGCCGCGCCGTCGTGAAACTGATAGATCAGGTTTGTGGTGTCGAGAAACAGCGGCGTGACGTTCATCACCCGGCCAAACATCAAGGGCTTTGGCTTGCCGGTCAGCTCTGAGGTGCCTTCTGCGCCTCCCGTGCCGGCATAAAGATTGGATTGCAACCGTTGCTCAAGCGCATAGGTACGATCACGCAGGCTGATGCGCACCGTGCTCTCATTCGCAGATTGCCAGCTGACACCCAACAGATCGGCAACGACGGCAAAGTTCTTGTAAGCTGACATGTGAGGGCCGTATTTGATGCACACGCGGCGTCCATCGACCGCATATGACTGCACGATCGGATCCAGCTCGCCATCACCATTTTGAAGCTCTAGCTCCCCAAATTGCCTTTGAACACGGCGGTCCGCTTCAGGCGAGATAGGCATATGCCGCGACACCCGGATCGGTACCGATACCCGCCCCTCATAGGCAATGTTTGGTTTATCCTCATCGGACGGATCGCCAACCCAATGGTCATCGGAGTAGAGAAGCGTGGTAAGTGATCCACTGCCCGCGCCCGCATAAGGTAGATCGGCAACGGCGGCAGCGCCGACCGGCATGTCCCCAATCATCGACCGGGCGCCCAGCCGAATGTCACCGCCCTTGAAGGTTTCGATTTCCACCAGGAACTGACCGCGCTCTTCCGGGCTTGCCAGCAAAGCCGTAAAACTATTGTCCGGCTCCCGACCGACAACAAACCCGACCTCCCTTGCCCCAACGGGCACAGCAAATCCGAGCATCAGGCTGCTCTCGCCGCTGCATCAGCCCGCTGTTGCGCGAGGAGCTCATCCAACTTTGTTACAACGCTGTTCAGCGCATCAAGTTGGGAGGTTTGCACATCCAGGCTCGCGATCAGTGTGTTCGTTTGGTCCTGAATGAAATCTTCGCTTGTGATGCCCTGATTGACTGAATTGAGTGAAGATGTCACGAACCGTTCAAGCCCGACGAAACTCTCGGTCGATGCGAAACGGGAGGAACCGATGTCCAGCAAGGTCGACGCCGCACCCGTCAATTCACCAACCTTGGAGAGATCGCCACCCCTTACGTCCGCGAGCAGATCACCAAATTGGTTCTGGGCAGCCTCAAACCGAGCAAGAGGATTGAGCGATGAATTCGCCGATAGCTGCTGTGCGTCCAGGAATGAACTGATAGACCCTGAAGCGCTTAGAACCCCAGACAGTACCGTTGATCGCGCCGACAGGTCTCGTTGCTGCAGAACTGACTGCGCATTGCTCAACGCCACATCGTTTATGGCCGTCAGATCCTGAATGCTGAAACCGAGCTCACTGGCCTTGGCGATCATGTCACGGGCATTGTCCCAGATCGCATCAATCGCCTGCTGCACCTGACCTGTGTTGTCGTTCGCAGCCGAAATGAAATCACTGATCCCTTGTGCCGTTGCAGCATCAGCCAACAAACCGTTTACATCACTCGCCTGGCTGTTCTGTAGGGCACGCGTGATCGTCGGATCACCACCGGTCAAACGATTGTCAACGAGGTAGCTTAAGAGCGCAGTCTCATCGTCGAAGGCAAGCCATTGACCATTATTGTCACTCAGACGGAGGCCAGAGAGCTCCGAATTGGAGATGTAAGCGCCACCGTTCAGAGTGCCCCCTGATACATCCAACAGCGCTTCGATAGCCGTGCCGAAACTGTTCGCAAGCTGTCTCGCCGCGCCCATGTCGCCGTCATTGTCGACCCCCAAACCCGTGCGCCTGCCGTTATTGTCAAACACAGCCTCAAGGGTCGGTCCTTCACTCACTGATGAGTTGCCAAACAATCCGCCGATAGCGTTGCCAGCAAACGCGCCAATAGCTGTACCCAGAACTGGAATTGGAATAAACGAGCCCGCGATCGCTCCAATTGAGCCACCAATGCTCGCGCCCGCGCCCCGGTCGCCCAATAGGCTATCTGCCAAGAAGTTACCAGCGAAGCCGCCAGCGATGCCACCGATCGAACCGCCCCGCGCAAACGCGTTGCCGAAGAGCGCCTGCGTTTCTGCGCCACCGCCGATGAATTGTGCGATATTTACGCCGAAGTTTCCGGCGCCGGCATTGAAGCCAAGGCTGCCCAGCCCACCACCGGAAAGCAGGCTACCTATATCGCTGAGCCCACCGAGGCTGAAGCCTCCGCCACCAGCCGATTGACCGCCGATTGAAAATACGGTTCTAAACTGCAACGTGGCAAACTCAGCCGCGGCCCGGCGTCCGGCGGTCACCAGAGAGTCAAATAGATCTTCCCCTTCAAACAGAGTGTCGGCAAAGGCGTCTGAGATTGCATCGCCAGCGTTCTCCCACACCCGCTGGGTTTCCCGCGCCGCTTTCTCTGCCGCCCGCTCCAGCTCTTTCTCTGCTTCTTCCTGAGCCTTCAAAACCCCGGTCAGCTCTTCTCGGGTTTCGATGAGACCCCTGAGTTCCTCTACCTCTTCAGGGATGAGATCGCGTCCCAGCTGCTGTCGCAGTTTCGCTTCCGCTTCGAGCAAAGGCACCTGCTCTTCACGCCCTTCCACCTCGGCGCGAAGCAACTCGTTTCCGTCTTTGAGAGACCCGATGTATTTCGAGTAAGCCTGCTCTTCTCGTTCTATTGCTCGGGCATGATCTTTCGCCGCTTTCTCAGCAGCCTTTGTCGCATCGGTGATCGCTTTGATTTCATCGCGACCGTCAACAAGTTTCTCTGCCAGCGCACGGGCGGCTTCTTCGGTTCCGTCAAAGCCGTCGCGGGAAAGTATCTTCAGAGACTCACGGGTAACATCATACTCCCGTTGAGAAACACGAAGGGCGTCTGCAAGGTCTGTGTTTGCGTCGATCTCTTCTCGAAGTGTTTTTGTAACGCTACCTCCGGTCTCACGAACACCAGCCAATGCTTCTTGTAGCGTTTCAAGCGACAACCGGCCCTGATCTACAGCTACGAGCCAGCGCTCCAAAGAATCTCGATTATCTTGAAGATCCTCAGTGATTTCGTCCAGGTCGCCGATCACACGGTCATCAATGGCTCCAGAGAGGCCCCTGGAGGCGAAAATCGATCCGAGACCATCATCAAATGCTCTTGGCTTGGCGTCCTGAATCGCCTGCAACTGTGCTTCAAGTGGTTCGATTTCCGCTCGCAACTCAGCAACACGGCTTTCAGCCAATGTAAGGTCTGCTGCCTGCTGGCCGACAAGCGCTTGCAACTGCTTCCGGGGCAAATCTGCAGCGTCGGCCAACACATCATTAATGGACTCTTGCGACCGCCGTACTTTATCCAACTGTTCAGCGTATGAATCTAGCGCATCGCCTGCGTCAAACAGTGTGGTTGCAAAGGCGCCGACGATCGCAACTGCGGCACCGATCACTGCACCCATGGGTCCAAACATGGATACCAGCTGGGTTCCCTGCTGGATGAACGGGCGCAGTACGCCTTGACCAGAAGCTATCTGGACAGCAAAGTCACCAACCTGAAAGCCAGCTTGCTGAACAGCCTGACCCATTTGGCGAGATCCACGGGCTCCAGTTCCCATCGTGTTTGAGAACCGTTGACCAGCAACACTCGCTTTGCCGTAAGCCGGAGCAAGGCCATTCAGCCGCGCAATCGTCTGCTCATACTGGGTGTTAAGGCGGTCCTGGACCTTCGCAGCTCGGTCAGAAGAGACAACACCAGCATCTAGCGCGCGTTTGACCTTTGCAGTGTCCCGTTCAAGGCGTTGCAGCGCCCTGGCCGTCGGATCAAGAGCCGCTTCGAGGCGCTTAAACTGATCGCTGGACCGCTTCGTCGCGCGCTCCATGCCATCCACAGTGGTTTCAACAACCTGGCCAGCAGAAGCCATGTTCTGCTCAAAACGCTCTAGTTGTGCCTCAATAGTGAGGGCAATGCCGATCTCTTCCGTTGTCACGAACTAGCCCTCCTTTCCAAACATTTCACGCACCTTCTTGTGCAGATCCGCCCGGGAGGGTTCTGCTGTCTCGTCTTCCCGTTGGAAGCCTGGTGTGGTTGTTTTGATGAAGTCGATCCGGCCCTCAAGCGCCAGAAGAATGCGCGGGATCGGTGTGGACATAGCTTCGGCGTCATCCCACCCAAGCCATCCTGTTGCATACTGGTAGAGGCGATCCCACCACTCATCCAGCGTCAGGCGTTTCCCAGTTCACCGTCTACATCGACCTCATCGTCATGGTCGTTCTCAGCAGTATTGCCGCCCGACATGAGCAGATTGAGGTATTCATTGAGGCCTTTCGAATAGCTTTCAACCGGCTCTCGGAACACGGCCATTACGAATTTGTCCGCTGCTTTCTGCTTCTCAAAGCTCAAGCCTGCGCCAGCAATGATCAGAACAGCGGTTGTATCGATATTGCGGTTGTTGAAGCCTCTGTACGCGGGCAGGACTCCATCAAGGCTCTGGTTAATCTTTCGGATCGCATCAAGGGTGGCTTCCAGTTCATATTTTTTGCCGGCGATGGAAACCGTGATGGGTTTGGAAGTGGCGACTGATTTATTGCTCATCTGATATTCCTCGTCGGGAAATGTCGGGTGGTGTGGCGAGCCCCCGACAGGCCCGCCACACCTCACTCAGCTAAGTGTCTGAATTAGGCCGCTGCGACCTCAACAGTGTCGGAGTTGATTGCAAGCTGAACTGCGCGACGGACCATGTTGTTGGCCGTCCCAATGGTGATTGGTGCGCCCATCACCAGGACGCGCGCATAGAAGGTCGAGCCATTGGTTCCACCGGAATTATCTAGCTCAATTTTGATTGCGTATTGGCTGTCGGACGCCGCGGCTGCCTTCAGGTTGGTTTGCCCTGTGTCGCTGTCATCAAAGTCATAGACAACCCGCGGAGTCCCACCTTTCTTCTGGCCCTTCAATGTTTTTGTACGCCGGTCACCGAGCTGGTCTGTAGTCACGGGATCAAATGTGTCTCCCGCACCTTCAATATCGACGATGTTGCCGACTTCAACATAGGTGAGGGCGGCGTAGGCGGTTGCATCATTGGCAACGCTGTTGGCCGGGCCGATTGAGAACTTTGCCCCGGCGGCTGTGGTTTCTGTCATGGATTTCTCCCATCAAAAAAGCCGCCTCACAATGAAGCGGCTGGTTAAACCCCGGAGCGGGGATCTCAGTGTTTGATATGGCAGCGGATGGTCACCCTGCCTTTGAATATCTCTTTGTCGATGTCGGGCTCCACCCCGCGTGCTGTTACATATGAACGGATCATGGTGCCCGTATTCATCGTCAGGCGGGCTCGATGGAGCGCAGCATAGATCGTCGCCACCAACTCATTTGCTTGCTTGGTGCCGCGATACCTGCTCCAGACAGTCAGATAGATGAACGTCCTGTCTTTCAAGGATGACAGTTGATCGTCTGGTGTTGCGAGCATGGTATCCAGTGTCACGTAAGGCATTTCAGCGCTGGCCGGCGCCCGCGTGTACACCTTTACGGGATCAAGCGCTGTGTTGAGCGCCGTGATTATAGCTGTCACCAGGGCACCGTTCGGATCACTCATGCCTGTCGAAGACCTTCTGCAATTGCTTCGCGCACCATGCGTTCAACCTCTGCAATTTTGCCGTCCTTTGCCCTCTCACGGATACGCAGAGCCGGTCGGGCGGGAACCTGCATTGTAAAGCGAGCACCATTCTTTCGATAGGTCACTTCGCCGCCAGCCGTCCCTCCGTCGAGAAACTTGAACCAGAAATATTTGCTCTCCAGTTCATATGTCGGGAGTCCAATCCGTGCCCGCAGCCCATCCTTCTCATACTCAATAGTGAGTCCATCCGCTGCATGAGAACCCGGGTTAACAGCGTCTCGCGGTGTGAGGTTCTTCATGTCCTGAAGAACCAAGCCGCTCGCTTCCGGCATCACGTCAACGACCGACTGGCGCACCTGTTTTGGTATGTTGCTAAACTTCTGAACCGCCTCACGGCCACCGATTACAGGCATGGTGTGCTCCAAGGAAAAGGGCGGCTCCAAGGAACCGCCCGCTTCAGGGTGTGTAATTGGTCAAGCTGATTGCTGATCGACCGTCTTTATCTGATTGTAGCTCAATAGGTCCATTTGTGGCTTACCTTCCATCATCGCTGGGACAATTGGCAACCCAAGAGTGAACCAAAGCTGGCCTGCAGCGTGATTACCGAAGGTCTGTCGCGCCTCTGTTACCAATCGAACGCGGCTCTGTTCCGGCTCGGCCTTGTCTTCATCAAGATCAATGCCGCCGGGCAGACCCTTCTCACCCTTGTAGAAGTGCTCAAACAGCACCCCGTAACACTCACGTTGGTAGAGAATAACCCGCTCTCGGACCTCATCATTCTTGATCCGAGAGCTATCAATCGTGAAAAGCCAGCCGTTAAGGAGCTCAAACTTAAGACACAGAGTATCTTGAGCGCCGCCACGACCGAAAGGTACACGTATCATACGTGCACCTTCTGAGAGGATCGGGTCTCGATTTACCCGTTCGCGCTGTCCATTCCAGGACAAGCCCATTCCTTCAACGATGGGCTTCAACGCGATGAAGGTCCCATCATCGTGTTTGAACCCATACAACTCATCGCTTCTGAAATTTACCGTTACTATCTCGCCCATTTGGGCCTCCGTTGTTTGCCCGACACCGCCAAGCGCCGGAAGGCAATTCAAGCCCCGCGCGCCATACGCGGAGGCTCACCATGAGTGAGGCAGCGCAGCACCCGATTGCCTTGGCGAGTGCGCGCCACCTCACAACCACCCGTTTGGCGCCGGGTGGATTGCTGTATTCGTCGATTTCAGTTGTTAGGCCGCGGCTCGCTCGCGAGCGGCCAAATAGCCTGCAAGTGCGGCTAGTGCCCCACCCATGTCGCCACAGTGCAGTTCATGACTTGTCACCAGACTGGCAATCCGGTCTGCTTCAATGTCGTTCTTAGGGCGTCGTTGTTTAAGTTCGGCGACGATCGCATCACCCAAATAGCCAAACTCAGCCGCTAGTGCTTCGGTCAAGTCATTGACCTTGTCACCAGCCTTGGCATCGGTTGGCACCATGTTCGTCCAGCCGATTTCTTCCATCGTCTGACTTGATCGATACAAAGCACACAGCTCAACGATGCTCAATTCTGGCAGCGCAGCAGTTAACGCACTGAAAGGATTAACCCTTTCAGCGTTGATCGACTCGGATTCTTGACGTAAAGCTTGCTCAGCCATCGCGCTCTCCTTTTCAGAGTGTGGCGGTTAGGCCTGCTTTGGTGTTGTAGCACCTTGGCGGGCCGCTTAATTTGCGCTACCAATAAACCATGGCCCGAGAATTAACACAACCAAAAAAACAACGTGGTCGACCGCGAACAGGTGTTGGTGCACCTATTCATGTCCGTATGAAACCTGATCAAGTTGAAGCAGTTGACGCATGGGCTGCGGAACAACCCGACAACCCCTCACGCGCCGAGGCGATCCGGCGTCTTGTCGAAATGGCGCTTGAACTATAGAATCTAAGGGCAAAATGAAGAGGATTCAGAAATACGTTTGATCCGCTTCCCATTCATCCAATAGTGCACTGTTCTCGATCCGACATAAGCTCCGTATGCATTCTTCGCATTGTATGTCACCGGAATCCGCCAACCATAAAACTTGCCGTAAATCCCGATATTACATGAGGATTGTACGGCATCACTCACTTGAATCTGAGCACTGTAAGGGTCCTTGAGCTCGCCTTTAAGGTGAGTCTCAACAACCTCTCGGTAGTTTTCTGGTAACTCGCCGACATCAGCCGCAAGATTAGCTCCGACAAAGTTGCCCCCGCGCTGTGGTGCGCACCCAAGCAACACCCCAAGGACCATCGCTAGAATGACTAGTCTCATGGTTGTTCCTCCAAAACCCTAAGCCTGCCTTGAGCGTCAGCTGTTCACAACCCCTATTTCAGCTTCGATCATTCGGTACATATCTCTCCCGGCGGCGGGCGCCGTTCGGACGTTCATTTCACTACCGTTCCAAACGAGGGTATCCGTCGTCACAACGCCCGCCCAATGCCCCTGATTCCGCGCCGTTATACGATAGGTCTGTGTTCCAGCCTGACGATCGGCGATAACCCGCTCTTGGCCTCGAACCGGCTCGATCTTCGCCCAGACCGTACCGACCGTGACTTCTGTCGGGGCTGAGCCACCCTGCCCGTCATCAACATCGGTTTTGCGCTTGATCATGACGCGCTGGTCCAATTCACCGGCATTCATATTGAGATCCGACGATAGGGCGCCAGCAAAGCGTAAACGCCAAGCGGAATCTCTTGCATAGACCTGCCGCTGGCCTCCCGGTTCTCATACCAATGCCCCACCATAAGAAAAAGAGCCTGCTTTATGCTGTTGGGAACATCCGAAGCAGCGCCATACCCCACAACCATCTCGATGCGAACGGCATCAAGCCGGTCATTAACAGACGGCCAGTTTTGCCCATCCAGAAGCCAGAGAAACGGCCCGACATCATCTGTGTGCAGCGAGTAGAATGTACCAGAAAGCGTCTGTTCAACGTTCGCGGTGTCGCTGTACACCACAGTGACGGACTGCACAGGATCTAGCGGCAGCCTAATCATTCTCCCAGACGGGAAATCCTGAAAGTCCTGCCGCCAAGTCTGCGTGAACACGCACCGACCAAGAATCCCCGACCAGCCATCGATGAGATCCACTGCTGCCCCGATGAGCGACGTTATCAGCGCATCTTCATCCGTCCCATCAACGCGCATATTCGCCTTCGCTTCTGCAAGGGAGATTGGCGTGTCCGCAGGGGCCGTGATCCGTACAGGTTTCAGCATGATGCATCCCAAGCTAGGGCGGGCCACTTTTCAGCAGCCCGCGTAGGCATTAAGCCTGGTTATCTTGTGGGTTGCTGAAGCCGTCACCCTTGAGCACCATGGCTGCAATCGGCGTCCCAGAACCATGAGTGCCTGAGAAATCCGCAAGCAGCTTCAGGTAACGCTTGTTGCCAACATACCCAAACCGGTAAACATCAGCCGCAGCATGGGCAGACGTCAACGATTTGATGATGCCGCTAGTAATGCTGGAAACCCCGAGCATATCGGCGTCCGCAACATCCGTATAGGTGCTATCATCGTCAGAATGAGTGAGTTTGAACTCAACCTTGTTGGTGCCCGAAAAGGTGATGCCACCAATCCCAACAGCAAGTACGACCTCAGCGCTGTGATAGCCCTGGAGATCAATCGCCGCGGGGGTGTTGTCTGCGCTCAGCACTGCGGCACCAATTGCTGAGACGACCGTGAGGCCGGAATGGAGATCCTTCATGGGATGTCCCTTTCATCAATGAGAAAATTTCGAGAAGAGGCGAGCGACCATAGGTCGCCCGTCCCAATCAGGTTGCGATTTTGAGAAGCTTCAACGCCTCAAAGTTCGTCATGCCGCCGCCAACACGCTTCGTCGTGTAGAACATGACGTAAGGTTTATTGGTGTAGGGATCACGAAGAACACGGATACCGGCCCGGTCAATGATCAGATAAGCCCGGTTGAAATCTCCAAACGCCACGGGGAAGTTATTCGCTCCCAGTGCCGGCATATTGTCATCGGTCACAACCGGCTTGTTCAGAATGGTTGGAACACCGCCCGCCGCAGCGGGTGCTGCCCAGAGATAGTTGCCCTGACCGTCCTTAAACTTGCGAACAGTCTCAACAACTGCGTCCGACAACATCCAAGTCGCATTGTTCCTATACCCTGATTTCAGGGCATAGTAGAGCGCAATAAGAGCGTCGGCAGGTGCAGTATCGGCAAAGCCAGAGGCCTTGCCGGAGGTGACAAAACCCGTCTTGCCCCAGGCATGTGAAGCGTTCGCGACCTTGTCGTAGCCGAGGAAACCGCGAGGTTTTTTATTGCCGTCACCAGAGACGAATGCGGCGCCTTCTTGTTCCGCAAACTCGATGGATACTTCATCTGCAATCCAGGCCGCAATATCAATGCGGCTGTCATCAAGAAGCGTCTGCGTGGCAGCTGGGTTGGCATAGATCTCCTGGGCTTCGATGGCGATCTCACGCAGATTGGGCGTAGAAGTCTCTTCGCGCGAGTCCTTCTCACCAACCCAACCAGAGTTTGCACCACCCATATTGACCAATTTCTTGTAGGTGGGCGCCGAGATAGTCATCGTCCGGGCGACAGAGCGAACATTCGACACGGTACCAAGAACACGGTCGATCGTGCTCTCGGTCTCTTCAGGCACCACGTATCCCCCATCGGGGTCTGACGAAGTGTTTAAGCTTGCCTTTGCCTCAAGCTCCCGAAGGCCAGCGTCCGGCCCCTTCCGGAAGAATGTGTTGAACGCCTTGGCGTGCTCCGCAGCTTCGGGTCCAATGGCGTCGCCGCCACCGCCAATCTGCATCGCTGAGATTTTGGCGTTTAGATCGTTCAGCGCCTTCTCAAACTCAGTGACCGAAGCATTGATGCGATCAACCTTCTCATCCTGAACAACGTCAGACATACCTTTTTCAAGGTCAGTCAGCCGTTTGTCGTTGGCTTCCTGCATCGCCTCGACTGCCTGCCGAAGATCAGCAAACACTTTATTTGGGTCGCTCGCATCTGCGCGCACCCCTACGATACCGCGCGCACGCGGTTTAACATGAGCATTCATGGGTCTAGTTCCTTATGACCTGATTTGTTCAACAAACTGCTGCACGGCAGCAATGTTCAAGTCAGCGTTCTGCGTGACCTCTTCGGCAGCGTCGCGCGTGCCGGCTACTTCCTTCAACAGTCTCCGCCGCTCCGACCGGGGCATTCCCGTCTGCGCAAGCGACGCATCAAGGAGTCGCTTTGCATGGACTCTGGAGGTGTTTTCGTTCTTTGCGTCAGTTTGATCCTGCTGGATCAGTGTGTCCGCGAAGCCCTTCGCCAAAGCATCCTTGGCTCCCATGTATGTGTCAGCGTCCATGAGCGTTAAAATGTCTGCTTTGTTCATTCCTGATCGTGCTTCGTAAACGTCGGCCAAAGCTCCGTCGAAGCTCTCGAAGATCTCCGCGGCGGCAACAAAATCGTTCCTGTTGCCAATCACACCACCCCAGGCATTGTGGATCATCACAAATGAACCGAGTCCCATACGGATTTCGTCGCCCGCCATTGCTATTACAGAGGCAGCTGAAGCAGCTATGCCCATAACATCGACAGTTACTTTGGCAGGATGCTCGGCGAGCAGATTATAGATCGCGAGACCTTCAAACATATCGCCGCCGGGCGAATTGATCTTGACGGTAACCTCGCTTGCGCCGATTGAGCGCAGAGCCGCTGCCAACCGTCTTGCGGTAAATCCACCACCCGTCCAATCGTCCTCGCCAATCACGTCATAGATCGAGATCGTATTCGGATCATCGGCTTCCGCCGCGTGCGGGCTCTCTACCCACTTCGCCAAGACGTCCGTCGGCGCATCCCACTGAAACCCGTCTGGCCGTTCAAATGCCTTCGGTTTAGCTAACTGTCTCAGGCTCATCTCTCGTCCCTTCGCTTTCACCAGCGGTGTTTGGCGGGTCGTAATAGACGTCGCCGCCTTCTCTTGGATTGTCGTCTTCCAATGCTCGCACCTCGTTGGGGCTGTTCACGCCCCACTGGAGGCTCTTCACATAGGCCTCCCAACGTGCTTTCAGGTCACCCCGAACCAAAGCGGCTCTGTTGAATTTGGCGTAGATGTCAGGTTCATCGATCAAATCCGCATTAATGGACTCTTCCCAAGTCGTCAGATGATCTTCCAGCGAGAAGGTAATGAAGCCTTGCGTCTGCTGCTCCATCCCTGTTCCCCAACTGGTAGACTTCTCGGTGTCACCAAGCATGTGGGGCGGAACACCAAAGAACATCGCAATGTCTGTCCGCGTAAACTTCCGAGACTCTATCCACTGAGCGTCGGTTGAGCTCATCGTGATGTTCTCGAACTTCATTCCCTCTTCAAGGATGAGCGCTGCCCCTGCTTTGTCCCCGTTAGACCTATATGCATCCAGTGATGCTCTGAGGTTCGTTTGACCGTCCGGCCCCAGGGTGCTCGGATGACTCAGAACACCGCCGACTTGGGCGCCATTCTTAAAGACATTTGCTCCGTGCTTTTCCATCGAAAGCGAGGCCCCTATAGACTCCCGCGCATAAGTGATCGGGCTCACGCCAGTGATGCCGTCAAGCGTAAGTCCCATCAGGTGAAACACATCTTCCTGAGCAAACACCCGTCGCGAGCCATCTTTCGCCGTGTAGTGATACTCAAGAAGGAGATCGTCCCTTTGCTTCACCTGGATGCTGCCAGGGCGAAACGGGATTAGCTCTGTGACCTGTTTCTTGCCGAGTGGTGACCGGACTTTCAGTGCAAAGGCATTGCCACGGAGCTGTTTCTGGGCCTCCATCATGCGCCGAAACTGAGCCGGTTTCTGCCAGCGGTTTGGCTTCCTCTTCAGAACGCTCCAGAGCGGATGATCGTCTGCATCCTCCCGAGTCTTCTTATCGACGCGGCGTTTGAGATCGAGCGGCATGGTCGCAACCGCTCCCGAAATCAGGCCGACTGACCGATAAGTTACCGCCTCGCGCATGGCGGTGTCCGGAGTGACCGGAACACCAGAGTTAGAAACGCCCTCTCCTTTTAGAGCAGCTTCGAGCTCTTGCGTCGTACTAATCAGAACGCCAGCATCGGATGCTCGCGGCGCCGCAGTCGGGCGGCGCCATGCCACCAATCTATCGAAGAACGCCATTGATCCTCACAGTGTCAAAATCCCTCGTTCCCCATAGACCGAAGGACGCTCAGTCACCGCCGCGGCCTTTGCAGCTCCTACCGCCATCGCCAACGCGACCAGTCCGTCGATACGGCTTCGCGATTTCCGCTTATCGAAAATCCAGTTGTCAGTACCTGCAGGGTCTTCCCTGACCACTACACTTGCAGCGTTCCATCTCAAGAGTGGGTTCTTGTGAACCTTCAACCGTCCCTCAATGATGGCGTTCTCTGTCTCCTGACAGCTGTTTGGCATCCACAAAGGGTTGTCCATAGGCTTGCCGTCAGTGCCGATGACATCATTGCCTTTAGCGTCCTTCAGCTTTCCGCCACGACGAAACCCCTGCGGATGCTCCATCATTGGTGCGATGACGTTCAGGTCAGCAAGATCGTCTGCAAGCTCCTTATGCCGATACCGATCATACGCAACAGATGAAAGATCAAACTGATCCACCGCCTCCGCAATTCGCTGACCTATCGGCGGCAACTTGATCACTTTGCCTGGCGTCAAGCGCAACACTCCGCGCTCCGCCCACAAGCCATATGGCTGGCGATCATTGTCGATTGCTGTTTGTAAGTCTTCTTTTGGCTTCCAGAAGTCGACATACGCTTCATAACAATCGTTGCCGGTCGGCCAAACAATCGCGAAGGCACTCAGGTCGGTCGTGTAAGAGAGGTCCAACCCACCATAGGCCTGTTGTCCGGCGTGAGCTTCCCAGGTGATGCCTTCCTGCTCACAGGACTCCCACACTTCCCTTGAGATCCAAGCTGTCTCGGAATCTGTCCACCGACAGAAGTTAAGACGTAAAATCTGGTTTTGCTTACGCGGCATAGCCCGAGCTGATGCCACCTGCTTAGCCAGGTATTCTTCTGTTATCGTCACGCCGAGTGTTGGGTTTGCTTTTCCCCAGCATGATGGATCGTTCAGCGGATCATCGTCTTCATCGAGCGCAGCAATGTAAGAAAATATCTGGTCAGCGGCTTCCTGCTGGCCTTCTGCAATATCACCAAGGGCAATCTTGCCAGCAAACTCATGGTATTCGCCGCACGGCGAGCTCAGATCTGAGCCGCTGTTCGTGATGATCACCAGAAGCGGCTCTTTGCGCCCCTTAAATCCAGCCTCCAACATCTCCAGCGTGTCAGCTGTTTTGTGCTCATGGTACTCATCAACCAGCGCACAGTTTGGCCGCGGCCCGCTTTGTCCATCATCATTCGAGATGGGCTTAAAGAACGACCCGCTCGGCAAGTGAGACAATTGCCAAACCGGCTTGGCCCCAGACTTCGTTATGCGTGAACTCAACGCGGGCGAACTATCCACCATCGACACTGCGTCACGGAACAAGATCATCGCTTGGTCTTTTTTGGTGGCAGCGGCATAGATTTCTGCCCGCTTGACCCCATCCGCTACAAAACAGTAGTGACCAATACCAGCAGCAAGTGGTGACTTTCCAGATCCCTTGCCCGTTTCAATATAGGCCGTCTGGAACCGACGGCGTCCGTTCAACATCCACCCAAACAGCGAGCCGATAATGAAAGCTTGAGGCGGCTCCGGTATAAACGGAACAGTCTCATTGTCCTTTTCGACGGTTAGGACCTCGCAGAAAAAGTCATAGGCTCTTTCAGCAGCTTCAACATCGAAGAACAAACCGCGTTTGTGGCCTTCCCTAAGATCATCTAGGTGGCGTTTGCATGTGCCTCGTACAAATGGGCCAGCGAGCTCTTCGCCGGCAACAACCCGCTCCGCATAATCTGTTGTGCGGTCATTGATGGAAGAAACGGCCTGACGGGTCGTCCTCTTCTTCGTCATGGCTCACCTTTGAAATGTCTGCTGGAGTCGCGCCCATTGAACTCAAACACATGCGCAGTTGGTTCATCCCAGCCACCGGCATTTCTGCAGGATCTTTCATCAAACGTGCGTACAGCGTAGCGGTGATCTCAACCAGAACTCGATCGCTCTCCTTCAACCAAGGAATGGCTTTTCTGATTTGCTCGAAGGCCGCTTTCTGATCTTTCTCCATCCACTCAAACGCGCCGCCAAGGCCGGGTACTTTCGGTGCGCTCTTTCGGGAGGAATACCTCTTCTTGTTTTTTGTGCTTTGCCCAGTAATGTCCGCTTTTTCAGTCGGCGTTCGCGGTCTTGGCATGAACTAGAATGTCCCTGATTTCCGATTGTTTGAATTGTGGCGTTAAACACGTCACCTCGGGATCGGTCTTAAGCCCGTGGGCCGTGAGGTTTCGACCTCCCCCCCTCTTTCGGGGTGGACGTGCCTACGGT